CCTATGTACTTGATGATTATTTTTTACATTATTATTGTATAAACCTAATCTCAAATAACCTTTATTAGTTATTACGGTATTTAAAATTTTAGAATTGTAAGTATATAAACCTTTTTTACCAGCAGGAGAAATTCTTTCTACTAATCTTGTTTTACTTCTTACATTTCCAAGATTGCTAACTTCATAGCTATCTTCGTAACCAATTACATTTTTCCAAATTTCCATATTGTTTTTTTTCACAATATAGTAATTTTATTTACAAATACCACCCCATAAAGTCTGCTTGTTTATCGGGATAGACATCTGCATTTGAATTTGTATTGTATTCAGGAAAGCTTGACTGATTAAAACTCATATAATCAATAAACCTACGAGTATAATTTTGTGCAATGCTTCTTTCCTTTTCAACTAAAAAATCAACCTCTGATTTCTCCACATTGGTACTATTTTCGCTTCCATGCTTATAAACTCCTTTATTAGCAATCGTGTAAGCTGCGAATGGCATATACTCAACCATTGACCAATGTATAACCATTGGCTTAATATACACATTTAAAAGCATTAAATATGGATTTGCTAAATTGTTGTTAACAATTCCATCGTTAATTTTATTAAAAAGCTTTGTGCCAAGATAATTCTGAATGTGAATGTCTTGTGCAACCTTTACCCATTGAATGAATTTATCGGTATCTATATTGCCATTTAAGGCAGTATATTTAACAATATCATCACGAGTTACAAATAATGCTTGTGCCATGTTTATTTATTTCGGTAAAAATCCTTGATTGGGCATATTAATTGGCTTCTGATATACTCTTTTATCCACCGTTGGTAATATTTCCCCTGCCTTTCTTGCTTGTGCTGGTGTAACCTCTTCGCTTCCTTTTCTACGAGGATCGGTAAACCTTTTATATGTTTCTCTTGTCCAAAAATGATGGCAAGCTCCACCTCCTTTATATAAGAAAATATCGTAAGTATCAGTTCCACCCGGTCCCCATCCCTCGTTGGTATTTGGCTTTGTACTCATTAACTGAATATCTTCTTTACGATATAGCTTATTTGCCTTTAACATTTTTCTGCAAAACTCACGAGAATTAGCAGAAACTTCGCCACTATAACGATATCTGCTCATAAACAATCTGCCATCTTGTACCGATGGTAAATTTGGTCTTGCTACACCAGTAGTAACAAACTCCCATACCTTAGCCATTAAAGATTTCTCAGGATTGTTTAAAGCTTCAAGCTCTGCATCAAGTCTTGCCTCATCTTCGTAATTAACTGGTCTTGAATCAATCAATTCCCATTCAGTTAAATCAATCTCCTCGCCAAATTCTTCAATGTCTAAATCGTCAATGTGAGAAGATAGCTTTACGCCAGTTTCTTCTTCCATTGCATCCTTGTTTACAACTGGAGATAAGTCAGTAAATTCTAATGGCTGTAAAGTCTTGAAATATAAGTTTAAGCTAATGCCATTGAATGCTAAAATTTCATCAAACATATCGCAAAGATTCTCTTGGAATGGTCTGATAATCATATTGTCAAACAATACAAAAGCATTCTTTAATTCATCAGCATTAGAGCTAAATCCATTAGCAGATGGAATACCAAATAATAAACCTGATGTTACGCCATGTCCTAAAAGAATCTTGCCTCTTGCCTCCTCGCTTAAATATGAGTAATGCTCAGGAGCATTATTTAATGGAACTGAATCAATCGTAGTTTTCTTTGTTTCATCGTTATTGAAAGCTACAATCGTTTTAACACCATGCGATCCCGAAGTTTTGCGCTTAACATCGTTAGAAATTAGTTCTTGTTTTTCTTCATCGGGAATTCCGTTGTTAAAATTAATAATAGTAGTAGGAGCAAAACCATTTTGTACATCATTGATTAAGTAGTCTGCAATTTCTTCCTCTAATTGAGCATAAGGCAATGCGCCTAAATAGTCAACATTGGAATAGTATTTTTGTCCAATAGTATAATTACCAACTGATATTAATTCTAAGGTCTTATCGCCATATCCAAAAGCTGGAATGCGCTTAGGTGGAAATTTCTTTGTGTCCTGCCAATTATCGCTATAATAG